GTCTCGGTGGTCATGGCAGAGGCAAACGGACCTCAGCGCGGCATCTTCGACCAGTTCACCACGATGACCAACTTCCCGACCGTTGCAGTCGAGCGACAGCACGACAAGCACCTCCGGGCCGCGGCATCGCAGCCGTTCGTGCAGAGTGGCAAACTGAAGTTCCCGACCGACGACACGGGGAAGATCCTCCCCTCGTTCCAACCCGTGCTTGACGAGATGACCGCGTTCCCCGCCGCGGCGCACGACGATACCGTCGATGTCGTCGTTGACCTGTGCGCGGAGGCCACGCGAGGATCTTTGACAAAGACGGACCTCGCGGCCACTCGGATCGCGAAGCCCGACCCGTCTGCGTTCTTCAAGCAGGTCAGGGCTAAGCGTCCGCTGTTCGGCTGATACCATGTCCGCATGGCATCGGACATCGACCTCAAGCCCACCGCGCAGATGGCATCGAATGCCGAACGCGGCCTTGCGCTCCGCGAGAAGCATGGTAAGGGCGGAACCGCGGTAGGGGTCGCCCGTGCGCGTGACATCAAGAACCGCAAGAACCTCTCGCCAAGCACGGTGAGACGGATGCACTCGTTTTTCTCACGGCATGACGGCAATCAGTCCGGTGGCGAGGACGATGCCGGGTACATCGCGTGGATGCTGTGGGGTGGCGATGCGGGTCAATCGTGGTCCAAACGAAAGGTCGATGAGATGGACAACAAGTCGAAGAACGCAAAGGGTGTTGAGTTCGACCCCTACGGCGAAGCAAACTACGAGAACACACACCGCGTCAAGCCGCGAGGCAAGGGGTGGTGGATCTTCGACGCGCCGGACGGTTCGCTTGTCCGCGTTCCGTCCGCAATGACCTACTCGGAGGCGAAGGCGTGGCTCAAGAAGAACGCGCCGATGCCGGGTCGCTACAAGGTTGCGACGAGCCGCGCCTCCGGTCCGGGAAGCAAGCAGAAGTTCGGTAGCCACAAGGTTGCCGATTATGGCCCCTTCCAACTTTGGTGGGTCGGAGATCCGGGAGGGTCACGGTACTTCCAAGTCAAGAAGGGGAGCATGACGATCCCTTTCAACGATGGCGACAAGGCGGAGCAGTACATCGCAACGCATGGCGGCATCGGTTACATCGTGCAGCGTGCGTACAAGGACTTTTGGAACGATGGATTCGGTGACTTCGTGACCTCGCACCGGGCGATGGACAAACTCACGAAACGCGATCTTCAGATGTTCCTCAAGGATGCCATTGAGATGTACGAGGACGAGGAGGACACGCAGATGGTCGCACAGGCCAAGAAGGTGATGCAATTCGTTTCCCGATTCTCCCGTCCCGGCGAGAAGGTCAAGATGGGCCGTGCGGAGAAGGAACTGCGCGATGGCACGGTGCATCTTGACTTCAAGGCGGCGGAAGCATGGCTTCAGAGCCTGACGGACGACCAGTTGCGCTACATCGTCCAAGATGCCCGCGCTGCCGCGAACGCGATGCCCGATGGCAAGAAGTGGAACTACTACCACGACCTTGCGCTGACCGCGGGCGATGAACTCAGCAGACGCAAGCGATGGGATCCTGCTCGGAAGAAGAACCTCACCAAGAACGACCGTCCCGGCGAAAATGCGAAGTTCGACAAGTCGGCGGAGATCCGCGCTCGGTACACGGCGTTGAAGAAGATGCCGAAGTCGGAGTTGTTCGCGCTGTGGCAGCGCAAGATGCAGCGAGGCCGCGTTGATGTCGGCGGCAAGATGAACGAGATGGACAAGGATTGGCTTGCCTCGGACATCGTAAACGCGGAGTACAACCGCCGCGATGTAGACGCTGCGTTCGCGTCCTCGCGTCCCGGCGCAAAGGCGAAGTTCGCAGCGGATGATTCATACCGCACGGCGATGCACACCTGTGCTGCTGGTCTTGAGGTGTTCGTGGCGCGATTGCAGAAGGCAGTGGCAACACAGGACTGGAGCGAGGCTAGGAAGATCAGCGATCAGTTGGCGCAGTTCGTCCGGGGATTGTTCCGCGCTGAACGCACGGGCGCAAAGGCGAAGTTCACGCTTGAGGATGTCATCCTCGACGCAAAGAGCGCAGTTCAAAACGATGAATCGGACGCGGGCAGGTGGGTAAACGAAGCAACGAAGTCGATGAAGAAGTACAAGATCGACCGGAATGACCGCGTGTGGACGATGTACGAAAGCCTGATCTCTAGCGCAAAACGGCGCGGCATCAGTTTCGACCCTCCGGCAATGAAGGCTTCCCGTCCCGGCGCAAAGGCGAAGTTCAGCGCGGTCGAACTGCTGATCTACGAGGCGTTCGAAGCGTTGGAAGATGACGACATCGAAGAGGCGGAGTCCATCGCGCAAGAGGCGAAGCAGGACATCGCTAAGAACCTCGGCACGGCGCAGGACAAGAAGGATTTCGAACGGCTCGTCCGCGAACTCCGCAAGCGAGGTTCGCGCAAGTTCTCGCGTCCGGGCGCAAAGGCGAAGTTCGGTTTTGAGTTGGAGAGGTGGCTTTACGACAGACTCCACCGATTCTTCCATCACGACGAGCGCGGCCTCGCTCTGCTCAAGAAGCACGGCGAACAGAAGGTTGACGGTGCAATCTCCGAAGCGGCTAGTCACTACTCCGATTTGGAGGAGATCGGGTCGAGCGATATGTGGATCATCATTCGATCCGCCATTCGCAATCTCGGTGAGACTCCGAAGTTCTCCCGTCCCGGCGCGGAGGAGAGCAAGCGATGAACTCCTGTCTTCAAGTCAGCGAACAGGTGTGGATTCCGTATCACCGGATCGTCCGCATCTCGCACTTCGCGGATACCGTGACTGTCGTGACCGACTATGGTGTCGAGAAGTTTGACGGCGAGGATGCCAAGCGCATCATCAGCCAACTGACCGCGTTCCTGTGAGGATTGAATGGCCGAACCAACCGCGAACAACCCGATGGCAAACGGCATCCCTCCCGAAGATCGACCTCGGGAGCCGCTGCCGCCGCCGATTGAACGCGGGCTGACCGTCCCCCTCGCAACCTCGGTGGAAGTGCAGCGGTCCTTCTTCACGACCGCCGACAAGTTCCTCCGCAACAGCAGCCTCGCGTACCGTCTGAACCCGCAGTATCAGCAGATGATGCGGTCGGACGCGGACATCGAAGGTGTCCTGCGCTCCATGCAGGTCACGCTTGCGAGTCTTGAATGGTCGGTCATCTGCACCGATGACAAGGACGAGAAGGGTGCGAAACTCGCCCGCCGGATCTCGCAGATCTTCTCGGAGATGCCGCGCCGTTCGGATTTCGTCCGGGCGATGCACGAAGCCGTGTGGTACGGCAACTCGGCTTGCAACCTCGTCTACGAGCGCGACAGCCGTCTCGGAGTTCGCGTCCGCGAGTGGTATCCGTTCCACCCGGACACCCTCGCATACGATCAGCGTGGCAACCTCGCCATGCGTGTCGGTGCGGAATACTCCGCGCACGGACCGTCCTCTCAGAACATCGGATTCGACAGCCGCGTCCATGTGTTTACGGAGGAGGAGCGCAAGGCGGTAGTCCTGCACCGCGTGTTCATCAACGCGCCCGACTTCAACGACCCCAACTCCTCGGAGTCGATCTACCGCGGCGTGGGAGCGCGGGATGTCTGTTGGTTCATGTGGCTTGCCAAGCAGGAGATCCTGCAAGACGCGATCACCTACGCGGAGCGTTACGCCATGGGCATCCGTGTGGGTCGCTACCCGCTCGGACAGGATCAGGGCCGCGAGATGATGGAGCAGGTGCTTGCCAACCTGACCAACGACAACAGCGTCCTGCTGCCGATGTCCGGCATGGACAAACTCTACGATGTCGAGATCCTTGAGCCGAACGCCGGACGAGCGACCGTGTTCCTCGACCTTGTGAACTGGTTCTCGGGCAAGATCAAGGAATCCATCGTCGGACAGAACCTGTCGAGCGAAGCCGGAGCGACCGGGATGGGATCCGGGGTCGCCTCGCTTCACGCCGACACCCTTTCCCGAATCATCCGTTACCACGCCGATGCTTTGGCTGACTCGCTGACATACGACTTTGTCAGAGTCGCCGCGACTATCCTCGGCGCGTCTGCGGAAGAGGCCGCTTGCCTCCGCTTTGAGTTCGCGCCGGAACGGCCCGATCCCAAGGAGAGGCTTGAGGCGATCAAGTCGTTCGTTGAACTCGGAGGCAAGGTTTCTACGAGAGAGGTGCGCGACCTCCTCGGCCTGTCGGAACCCGATGCGGACGAACCAACCCTCGGTGGGACCATGTCTGCCGCCTCCGCGGGCATGGCTTCGCCGCAGGACGACATCTCGGGTTGGCTTGCACAGTCGCCCCCGCCCGCCGAAGGTGAGAAGCCCGCCCCCGGCGCACCCTCAACCTTCAGCCGCCGAACATGGTGGTAGGCATTACCGTCCCAAATCAGGACAAGGGTTTCACCGCTCTCGTTGAGGACGGGCAGAATGCCTATCGACTTGCCATCGCTGCTCAGGTCGAAGGTTCCGACTCCTCCGAATACTGGGACCGTTGGAAGACCGCGACCGCGGCCCTCCTGCTTGCGTCTTGGGCCTCCGGCGCGTTGAACTCCCTCCGGGCCTCGGGTGTTCCGCTCCCGCCCGGTACGGCCCCCACGACGACCTTTGCGCGAGACATTGACACCCTGCGCTACACGCCGCCGGACAGGACGGCTATTGACAGCGTGACGATGCGATTCGCGGGTGGTCCGGCCCGCGAGGTGGTCGAGCGGTTCATCCGATTGCTCCCCATGACCCGGGAGAAGTGGGAATCGCTGATCGCCAAGGCGTTTGAATCCGCGCAGGAACTGACGGCCAACGAGCGGGCAAACGGCCTCAATGAGATGGCCGAACGCAGCCCCGAACTGGCCGACCTGCTTCGCGGCAAGACCCAAGCGAAGGTTGAGGAGCCGCCGCCGGACGCTCCCGAATCGGTCCGCCGTAGGCGAACTCCTGCCGTCCAAGCGGTCACGCAGGGATCGTTCTTCGTCACCGGGATGACGCAGCAGCAGGTCGAACAGGCCAAGGACATCCTTGCCCAAGCGATCCGCGGCGATGCAACCGTCTCGGTAGCCGGGAAGAAGGTCGAGGAGATGGGCATTGGGGACTTCGTCGCCCACACCGTTCTACAGACCGGGACCGACCTGACCGCCGCGAGGTTGGAAACCGTCTACCGGACGAACATCAACCGCGCTCAGTCGCAGGGACGCTTGGACATCTGCCGGGACGACCATGTCCGGCGGTTCGTACCCCTGATGCGGTTCCGCTCGACCAAGGACACTCGGACCCGCGAGACGCATCGGAAGATGGATGGCTACATCGCCACCGTCGATCAGATCGACCGCATGGGCATCCCGACTCCGCTCGGCTTCAACTGCCGTTGCTCTTGGACACCCGTCCCAATCTCGACCGCGGTCAGTCAGGGATTCTGCGACGAGGATGGCAACCCCGACTTCGACGCGATCAACAGGCACAACGGCGACAAGCAAACTTTGGTTGACAAAGGGCTTGTGCCGGATGTCGGGTTCATCTCCGGCTGATATTATCCGTGCATGGCTGACGCAAACATCATGGTTCCCGCTCGGACGCTGCAACTCCTCAGCACCGGGAGTACTGCTGTACCTGCCGCGTACACCGCGCAGGTTCCGACGAGTACGCAGCCCGCAAACACCACGGATACCGTGACGGTCATCACGCCTCCCGGTCCTGCGAACGGCATCGTGTTCATGCCGTGGTCAACCGTCACGAATCAGACCGGAGTCGGAGTCCGTGTCATCGGTTGGAGCACCTACCAATACGCTATCCCGTCGAAGGGGTCCGTTTGGTATATGCCGCAGGTGCTTGCAACCTTCAGCCTGACCATCACGACCGCAACAACGAAGCCGACCTACAGCATCGACGGCGAAACGGTCGCACCCTTTGCGGTCAGCGCGGTCACGGGATCGCTGCTCACCAATGTCAGTCCGCGCATCTATGGAACCGAATCGGCGGGTACGAACCCCGCTTGGCTCGGCGTGGATACAGCCGGATGTCAGTTCATTTCGCTGCTTTTCCAAGCAAACGCGACCGCTGAGATGGGCGCGTTCCTGAGGTGGGTGTGATGACCACTCCCTCGCACAACATCACCGACTTGGGCGACAAGGTCGTGATTCACGGCCTTGAGGTGTTCTGCGCGTACGACAAGGCCATCGACGGCGATCACGACGACGAACTCAAGCGTTTCGACAACAGGCGCGTCCGCGACATCGTGCGCTCGACCCGGCAGTACATGGACAAGGGCAGTTTCCCCCGTCTCGTCGTGATGCATGAACGGAACGGAGACGAGCCGAAGAGCAGCGTTGGACGCTTCACCGACATCACCTACGAGGAGCGAGGTGGCGTTGGCTACATCGTCGGTGATTGCGAGGTCGAGCGAAGCGTGTTCGACCGACTCCTCGCCACGAACGCGTTCCCCCGCCGCTCGGCTGAGATTTGGCAGGATCAGAACCACCTGTCCGAAGTCGCCCTGCTTGGCCGCGAGACTCCGCGCCGACCGCTCCCGGATACGCACTTCACCCGCTCGGGTAATTGCCTGACCTTCGCAAGACCTCTCCGCTTCGACATGGGAACGGTCGGTGGCGGGCTTTCACCGTTCGTTCCCGGAACGAAGGAAACCAACATGACTGACGACGACATCCGCAAGGAGATGTCCGCGCTCAAGGCGCAGATGGAACAGATGGCGGCGAACTTCAAGAAGCAGTTCGGTGAGTCGTCCAAGGACGAAAACGGCTGCTACACGAAGGACGGCGACAAGGAGAAGATGGCCTCCGACGATATGCTCACGCAGCAGTTCGCGGAGGAGGAGGGCGAGGGCGATGGCATCCACATCGACATCGACTCCCACGGCGAAGAGGAGGAGGAGGACGAGGACGAGGTGTTCCCCGCTTCCCGCTTTGGTCGTCGCTTCGATCCCATCGCCATGCGCCGCGAAAACGCCCGGATGTCCCGGGAACTCGCGTCGATCCGCACCGAACTCGCTGTTGAGAAGTTCAGCCGCGAACTCGACGCGATGGAGGCTGATGGCTACCGCATCCCTGCGGACCGCCGTCCCCGCCTGATCTCCGAACTTGCGGCAAGCAAGAACCCCGCCGACCTCCTCGACGCGTGGCGCGAGTTGTTCGCCCGCGATCCGGTCGGCATTCGCATCGACATGGGCCGCGCCGCTCTCCCGAAGAGCGACATCGACCCGAAGCAGATCTCCGACATGGTCCGCGAGTTCGCGGGCAAGCCGGAGGAGTTCACCAAGGCAATCAACGCCCGCATCAAGCGGTAAACGAAAGAGGCAAACACCATGGCAGAAATGGGCTTCACTCCCGAACTCATTGCAAGCGCATCCGTCAATCCGTTCCGCTTCATCTACCTCTCCGGCGCGTTTCAAGGCGCACAGGGTGGCGCGAATGCGGCAGCGGCAGGTCAGACCACGATCCTCGGCGTGACCGATGGCTCGGTGTACCAGTTCGACAAGACCGAACACGCGGTCGCCAACGGCCCGATCACCCTTCAGCCGTCGAACACCGTGCAGGTCGAGGCGGGCGCATCCGTCACCGCGGGCGCGTTCCTGATGGCCGATGCGAGTGGCAAGGCGATTGTCCTTGCCAATCTCGGCGCATCGACCCTCGCAGTTTCGACCTACATCGCGCTTGAGGCCGCGTCCTCCGGCGAGATCTTCCGGGCGTTCCGCTTCGGCACTCGTTACCTCACCGGATCGTGAGATTCACCCCCACTCTGAACGAAAGGCAGGACAGACAACATGGCATACACAGTTGCGGGTGGTGGTCTTTCGACCTACATCCCATCGACGAACGACCTTGCGACCGGAGCGTTGCAGGTCGAGTTCACTCGCTCAGTCAATACCTTCGCGCTCTCGCGCTACGCCCAGTTGGTCCCCGTCACCAAGATGACCGGGTACTACCTCCGGCAGGACAACGCGGACAATGTCCGCGTCACCGATGTCAACGAGTTCATTTGGCCGCTCGGCAACGACCGACCCACGGGCAAGCAGAACTCGTTTGACTTCGTCCAGTACACCACGCAGCGGTACGGCTTCCCGTTCTACATCCCGCAGGAGACGGCGAATCAGGCCGCGTGGGATGTCGTCGCGCAGCACGCCCGTTCCAAGGCGCAGTTGGCGATGACCCGCAGGTCGATGGCTACGGCTACCGCCCTGACGACGAACGCAAACTGGGGTACGAACTACACCACCGCCGCGGGTGCCGCGGGTCCGTCGGGTAGCGGATGGGCGGCTACTGGATCGTGGTCGGGTTCCGACTCGACCAACCGTTACATTCAGAAGTCGATTCAACAGGCGATGCGCCTCGTCAGCCTCTCCTCCGGCGGCGCGGTCAACCCGAACCAGTTGATCATGGTCATCTCTCCGGCGACCGCGAATGTCATCTCTCAGGCTCCGGAGATCGCGGAGTATGTCAAGTTCCAAGCGGGTATCCAGTACCTGCAGGGTTCGGACACCTTCGCGAAGTGGGGCATCCCGCCGACCCTGTTCGGCCTCGCGGATGTCGTGGTCGAGGATGCCGTGAAGGTGACTTCGAAGAAGGGCGCGACCGACTCCCGGTCGTATGTCCTCGGCAACGGCGCGTACTTCGTCAGCCGTCCGGGTGGTCTTGTCGGAGTCGAGGGCAGCACCTCGTTCTCGACCCTTCAGATCTTCGCGTACGAGGACATGACGGTCGAGCAGTTCAACGACCCGATGAACCGCCGCATCGAAGGCCGCGTCATCGACAACAGCGTCCCCGCGCTCGTTGCTCCGGTCGGCGGCTTCGCGATTCAGAATGTCCTCGCCTGATCCTCGGTGAGTTCGAACGAGAGGGGCGGGGCCGTTGCCCCGCCCCTCTGTCTTTGGATGGACTATGCCATACGCGACCTACGCCGATCTTGAACACGCACTCGACGCGACCATCATCGGCCAGTTGTGCGGAGACGCAGGTGTTTCGATGCCGGGACCGAACGCCGTGACCGATGCCGCGCTTGAGCGCGGCACAGCCGCGGTGCGGTCCTACATCCGGGTGGGAGGGATCTACAGCGAGGACGAAATCACCGCCCTCGTTGCGGCCCACGATCCGCTGCTTGTCGGACTCGTCGTTGACCTCGCCACGGAGTTCCTGTTTCAGCGCAGGGGCGCGAAGATGTCCCCGGCCATTGAACAGCGCATCAAGCAAGCCTACTCGTATTGCGAGGGGCTGAGGGATGGCAAGATGCTGTTCGGGGACGCGACCGCGAATGTGAGTGCGGGAACTCCGGTCGTCGTTGCCGTCCCGACCTCCAATCTCGCGTGGTACGCAAGCGCGGCGAACAGTCAGTTCTTCCCGCCGCGGCGAGGGACCGTGTACCCATGAGCAAGTGGTCCGACAAGGTCAAGAAGGCGTTGCAGCAACCGCGCATCCTGCGTGGCATCGCCGCCCTTGCCGGAGCGTGGATGGAGGAACACATCGACGGTAACTATGGGCGCGGAAAGGGTGGCGCAGTCGTCACCCATGCCCCCCTCAAGACCGTCAAGGGCCGCTCATGGAGGAGCAGCCGACCCAAGGACGGGTCGGCCCTTGCCGTCCGCCGGACCGTGGTAGAGAAGGATGGCAAGACGCGGACGCGCACCGTGTACCTCATTGAACAGACCTCCTACCGCGCCGGAGGTCAACCGCTCGTTGACACGGGCAAACTGATCGGGTCGCTCGGAGCCTCGGCTAGTTCCACGGGGAACAGCATCAAACTCACGATGCACGGGCGGAAGTACGGTCTGTATCAGGACCGCGGATTCACCACCAAGGGTCCGAACTACATCCCGCTGACCATGAAGGGACGGAGACAACACGCCACAGGCAGGAACCCCAACGAAGAGGGGTTGACTCGCGGACGGGACTACATCGTCACCGGGTCGCGTAGGAAGCCAAAAGGCGTGACTGTCCCGGCCCGACCGTTTATCCTCCCAACACGCGATGACCTCCGTAGGCTCGGCAAGGACATCCATCTCGGACTACGAGCCATCTTGAAAGGCAAATGACTCATGGCCACCGCAATCTTTGTCCCCGGCCCCACACTCGTTCAGTCGGACACCACCGGAGCCTATGTGGACCTCGGCTACTCCGACAACGACAACCTGCCCGCGATCCAGTTGACCGACAATCACCATGAGGTGAAGACGGTCCTGAGCGGAGCAGTTCCCGAAGAGATCGTCCTGACCGGAACCTCCGCCCGCATCACCCTCGCACTCGTCAAGTGGGATCAGGCGAACCTCAATCTCCTGCTTGCGAAGCAGCGCGGCGCAGCCAACGATGCCACGGTCGGTCGAACCCTCGTTGCGAGTTCGGCCACCTTCGGCATCAAGATCAAGTCCGTCAGCGGCACGATGGCATACGAGTTCAAGCGTTGCTACCTGCAGCCGGACGGACAGGGCGATTCGCAATGGGGCAACCGTGAGCGCGTCCTGACGCTGAACATCATGGCGATCCCGGACGCAAGCAACGACATCTACACCTACACTCCCTGACATGATCGAACTCAACGACGACAACGACCCGCTGCTCTTCGCCATCCGACTCCCGAACGGGACGCTGATCTGCCAGTACATGGAGATCGTCGCCACCGTACAGGCTCTCGCGCCGAACAACATGGATCCAAGCATGGAGACGGTTGTCGCTGCGATTCGCAAGTCGGCCCGGACTCCGGAGGTGGCAAAGGCCGCGGACGATTCCGTCCTGATCGCCGCATGGCATCGCATGACCAAGGCCATGGAGGCATCGGGAAAAGCCTAAAGGCGACCGCACGGTTCCTATCCGTGTACGGGCGGTTGCCGACAGAGTTCGACCCGGAAACCGCGATGGGACTCATGGCGAACATCCCCGCAATCGAAGCGCACGAATCGCTCGTCGTCGCCCGCGGAGTCAACATCGCATTCGGGGATACGAAGAGCCTCGCGGCAGCGGTGTTCCTGACGACCGGGAACGCGCATCTCGCGCAGAAGGTGGAAATCACCGCGCAGATGCAGAAAGGCTTGAATGGCTAGCGTATCTGAGATCCTGTACGCGATGCGGGACGACCTTGCCGATTGGATGTCGCAGCAAGGTCTTGGCGATGCCGTCTACATCGTTGAGGCTCCCATCGACGAAGTCGTCGGCCAGTACGCCATTCAGATCGTCGCGGGGCCGGATGTCGCCGCGCATCCGAACAGCGGAGTGGGCCTGATCCGCACGACCGTTGACATTGTCGTGTGGTGGCGCGGCTTCTTCGATCCGATGCAGCGCGGGACCGAACGCATCGCAGGTCAGCAGGGCATTCAGCAGTTCGTGGATGTGCTGCGCGAATACCTCGTACAGCGGTATTACGATGGCATGACCGTCCCACTTGTGTTCCGCAACGGCGGGACTCTCCAA